TAAGTCGTTTTTCTTCACTATTAAACCTCTCGATCGTTTTCAGCTGCGGCTTCCTGTTCCTTTTGGTAATTCTTGCTAGAAACACCAAGGACAGTACCTGCAAAGGTAGCCACAAGAGCAATAGTTCCAGTGATAGCGCTTGTATCAAATTTATACAAGACACCTAAACCAGTAATCAAAGCAATCGCTGCTGGGACTACTACGGTTACGGTGCGCTTCGCTACGTCGTATTGTTCGTTAGATAGCTTCATTGATATCCTCATCCTCTCTAATTGGTAGATCCTTGTATTTATCAAACAAGGCTTCGACTTCGCCATTACCTCCGAGATTTTTATAACTTTCGAACAAAATAGATAGCTCTCTAAAATGGTCTAAAGTTGTATATCCTCGCATGACCTCGCGTTTTAGGTCGTGATAAAGACGGTAACGTTGAATCTTCCTGGTTCCGTCTTGTATGACGTCATTTTGGCGATTGATTGCTACTGTCGTTTGGTCGATCCCGTCAACCTGTTGTTTTAGAGTGCTAAGGGTACTAGAGATATCCTCTAATACCTCTTTAGCTTTATTCGATTTCCATTCGAATAATTTATTTAACAAAACAGTAAGCAATCCGCTACACGCTGTGATAATTGTCGTTAGGACGGCCGTGTCTTTTAGCCACATTGGTATCATCCTAACCCTCCTTATCCAGCGGCTCCAGCTTCTTCAGTCTTAGACTGTTCAGCTAAAATTTCATCTTCGATTGCGTACCGAGCTTCACGCAATTTTTGTTCGTCGCCTCGAAGTTCTCTGCGGTTAGCAGCGTATAGGTCTGCGTCGTGCATTGTCTCGGATACTTGCGAAACGGCGTTGGCGTCAATATTGATAATCGCAGTTTTAACAATTTTCTTTTCACCGCCTTGGGCTACGGAAAACTCGGCTACAATTTGTCGTGTCTTTGTAAGTTCTAACATCTTTAGTCACCTCCTTTCTATCAACTATTATAACATGATTTCAGTTCAAATTAAATACGAAAACTTATATTATCTAAACTTAACCATCTATTATCTACGTTTTTTCTTACAACTATTTCTCCTGACGTTAAAATACATAAAGATGCAACTGAGAAATCGTCATTCATTGCAAAAACATAAGTCGAATGTAGAGGTCTAAATCCTACGGGCAATTGAGCTATGACTGTTTCGTAAGACGCACTTCCTTTCGTCATCACTCCTCGCAAGTACACTACTCCATCAAGTGACTTAGAATACTGCACATTATTGTATTCTCTATGATGCTGCCATCCATTTTGTAGAGTCAATAACTGCCAACTATACTGCTCCATGTCCTGTTTAAATAAGACCTCCTTCCAACGACTTGGGTTCCATCTACTACCGTCATTTGAGGTACGGATGAACATTCTTCCTGACATTGTAATGAAAGATTGAACTATTTTCCAACTATCTAACCAGAAATTTTGAAATAGTCCCCATTCGCCTCCAGTTCCTGTAGGGTTGTCTTGGTATTTGTTACTTCGCCATGTAAACTCAGTTTTCTGTTTATTCCAAACATCGTTATATTGCCCCCTGTTCAATGCGCCATTATTAGCAGTGAGCTGAAACTGTTGAACTTGTTGCCCTCCAGCGTATATATCACCAGCAGCATCTATTGACCCTGCTTTACCTTGTTCTACAACCTTACCGACTCCCAGACGACCTTCCTTGTCGTAATTTAATACTACTGATTCTGTGGCTACCGTCGCACTAAATTCAGTTGACGTGAACCTGTCTTGGATTTTAGCCTTAACTATGTAGGATTTATCCGGTCCGTAGGTACCTGCTAAATTTGCTGAAGAGTTCGTCAATAGGGAAATAGTAGTAAATGTCCCTGACGCCGAACCTCTATCTTCCACAAAGTTGGTCGAGTTTAACGGTGACACGGAGAAGGTAATTTGCATGATATTTTTCTGCGTACCTCCTACCGTTATAGGTGCGACCTTAGCATTTCGAAGAGCTTGTATAATCGCAGGATTTTGACGAGTACGTTGAACGGAAAAATTGATAGACGGTCCATAGTATTCAATAACATTGATTTGAACATCTTGGACGTTCGATTGTTTTCCTCGCGTGTCTGTAACCCAAGCTCTTACCGTAGCGGAACCATTAAAGTTCATCATACCTAACTTGCCGCCGTTTTCGTTGATAGCTTGGTTCTTACCTACGAGTTCGGCGTGAAATGCTTGGATAGTGGATCCGTAAGCGCCGGAAGCATTGTTGAAGTTGACTTGAATGTTCGACATGATTTGGAGGAAGTTGTTCCCTGTTAAAATCTGTCGAACCGCGGAAGTCGTGTCCACTAAAGAAATACCTGAAAAAGTAGGACGTACACTATCAGGGATATTGAACTTCCATCCATTTGAATAGACGTCACTACCAATTTGCGTCGTACCATTATAGGTTCGAATACAGATGTCCATTGTCCCGGAACTTGATTTAGGTAAGTACCTTGCTAAGTCGAGCGACGGCGTAAAGGAAACGCTAGTAGTATGGTTCTTACCTAAATCTATCCAGTCACTACCGAAAACTCGGTACCAAACTTGATGCGTAAAAGAGTTCACTTTTCGATTGAAAATAATTGTATGAGCAGATCCTAGATTTCGATTTCCTTCCAAACTGGAAATCTGCGTCGACCTTGGAATACTATCTAAAGTGTAATTAGTAGAGATAGTGATATTTCCGTGAACGCCGTTATTTGGATCAAACGAAGCAGAGACGGACATTGTCTTCGTTCCGTCACTATTGTGAGGAACAGTCACTTCTCCACTTGCAAGCGTTACTTCTTCACCGGACGTGTCATAGTCTGGGTGACTGCTATGGACACTTGAACCATTTAACCATACGGAAAGGTTACTGATATTTCCATAAGTCCACGTTCTATAAGCTCCATCGCGGTCGACAGTAGCTCGCCAACTAACTCGCGAGGAGTTGTTAGTGATGTCCTGACTAACTTGTTCGACGTACAGATTTAAGTGAAGAGGTCCATAAGAGCCAATAAATTTTGTCATTTCTTTCTCCTTATCCTACATACCGAATCACGTTCATGTCAGGATTAAACGAGTATTGTTCCGTTCTAAATCGCCCGACTTGAATGGATTGGGTAAAAATCCCGTTATCGATGTGAATGACCCCTTGCGTAAGGTACATGACTTCCTTACCTGCGGAGAACATAGAAATTCGGTCACTTGATATCTTAATGGTAGAGCTACCGTCGTTCTTACCGATAATTAGACCTTCATTAGAAGAGCTCATGTAACTATCCACAAACTTTTTCAGTTCCCGTAGCCCACCAAGCTCTTGGATAGTAGCTTCAATTCTACTAGCAGCTAAAATTAGGTCGGCTTCCGATTTTTTGATAGCTTCTTCATTAGCTTTCATCCTACCTTCGTAAGCCTTTTCTAAATTGCTTAGTTGCTCCATTGTAGCCTTAGCTTTCAACTCTGCGTCATGTAACTGAGCCTTTTCCGTAAGTGCCGTCAATTGTTGTTGAGTTAGCTTTTGATCGGCCTTACTGTTCAACTCCTCTTCCATGTCCTCCGGAGCTTCTGTGAAGTCAGTGGAGGTTGTACCTACTTCGACCTTAGGGAAAGCTACCCAGACAGTAGCTACGGTAAATAGGTGCAGGATCAGTTCCGCGGTAGCGTTGGAAGGTTCATTATGGATAAACTCTACACTATAATATTTCCATTGATCTGTAAGAGCAACTGCATTTCCGTTACCTCTGTACCCTGCTCGGAAAATGAAAACAGTACCAACTTTATTAGACTTAGCCCAGAAACTAAAGCGTACAGACTTGTTCGACATTTCAGTAACGGATCCATCTCTATTAGAGCCTCCTATGTTAAAGGTAGCTTTTTGGTTAGTATTTTTCCCGTTGAACGTTGATACAATTTTTAGAGTGTTAGCTCCTCTAAATTTAGTAGTTGTATCAATTGATAGTTCAAGTTGACCTTGTGTTTGACTTGCGTTATCTTGTAGAAGGTAAGTAGAGTATCTATCTCTTAGAGGTCGTTTGAATAAGGAATTTAAGAATAAGTTACGTCCTCCAACTTGAACATTAGCAAGACGGTCGAACCAACGATACTTCGTCCGGTCGGTACTGTCTGCTAAAGTATAGTCGGAGTAATAACCCATATATTGTTGATTACGGTCTTCCAAACTGAACTCCCTTGTCCCGTCTGCGCTTGATGCGTAAGCTATATGGAAATAAGAGGTCTTACCGTCTGCGCCAGGCTTCCCAGGTATCCCTTGCGCTCCGTCATTACCCTTCCACTTCGTCCAGCGATAAGCTGCAGGATCTTTGGAGTGTTCTGGGTTAAAATCTTGATACTGTCCAATATAGGCACGACCCTGATCCGTGTGACTAAATCCTTCTCCATTAGGACTATCGGAGAACGCTATATGAGTATATTGTGAGCGCCCATCACGTCCTGGAGCTCCAGGAATACCTTGTAGCCCTTGAGGACCTTGTAGACCTTGTAGCCCTCTTGGACCTGTCTCCCCAATTTTAGAGACGGAGTACCCTGTCTCACTCGTGTTGTCAGTGTACGTCCAAACAGTTTTCGTCCAAAGGAAAAAGCCCGGTTGAACGTTTGGAATGTTCGAAGTCCAGTTTGTTGTCGGTGGAACAGTCCCCGAGGTAGATCCTGCATAGGTAATCGTCGTAGACTTGATCCCTACTCCATCCTTACCAGCTATACCATCACGTCCATTATTTCCGTCGCGTGGAATATAGGTCTTTTGATAACCTGTCTCATTAGTATTGTCCGTATAGGTCCAAATTGTTCGAGTCCATAGATATTGACCTTTAATAAGCGCAGGAACTTGACTTGTCCAAGATCCAGGTTGAACAGTATCATTCATACTAATACCGTACATTACAGAAGTATTTTTCAACCCAAGTCCGTTCTTACCCGGTACACCGTCGCGCCCCGCATCACCTTTAGCGCCATCCTGTCCATTACGGGATACTGAATAACCAGTCTCCGTAGTCTTGTCCGTATAGCGCCAGGTCGTCCTTGTCCAAAGGTAATGTCCTTGAGGAACGGTAGGGACTTGCGTTGACCACCCTCCAGCAGGTGCAATAGTAGAAGAGTTCGAACTTGCGTACATGATTTCAGTAGCAGCTATACCAACTCCGTCTTTACCTGCGATACCGTCTTTACCTGTATTACCATCTTGTCCAATATAGGCAACGGAGTAACCAGTCTCGTGCGCTCCGTCCGTATATCGCCAAAATGTTTTCGTCCATAAGAACCGACCTTTGATTAGTTCAGGAACTTGCTCACTCCAGCCATTTTCAGGCTCCTGCGTACCGGAGACGGACACGGCATAGGTAATAGAAGTATCCGCTATACCTACTCCATTCTTCCCTGCAACTCCGTCCACGCCGTCGCGTCCTGGACTTCCTTGTTCTCCCTGAGGTCCTTCCGGCCCTTGTAGCTTGACCCAAGTGAAGTCATCAGGGACAAGTTCATTAGGGTGTTTAGTTGTCGAAATGACCCCGATATACTTCCCTGATTCAGCGTTGAAGTTCGTACCTAAGATATCGTCTGCGTATCTAATAACGACATGTGATTCAGTTTCAAGCTCTCCAGCTAATACACCTTCGCCGTCTTCGTTCAGTAAGTCCATTAGATCCCGTCTTGGATCCTGGAACGTCAATACAGACTGAGATAGGTCGTCATAGTCAATTTTTCGGGACGAAATTTTGCGCCATTCAATAACACTATAATGGTCATCGACGATCAATTGAGTATGATGTAGGTCTGGGATCTTTTTATACAAGACCGCTGAAGCCTCGTACCCAATCAAAGGGCGACAGTAAATATCCAAGTAAGCCCTAGCGGCACTCATTAGATTTTCCTTAATCTTAAAACGTTCATCGCTTTTAGACTTAGCAATGTACCTAGGACGCATTTGACGCGCAGTAAACCACGAGACGTCAATGAGGTAGTCACTTCCGTTATTGATTGACGCAAAGGTCAAAGGTTCCTGACTTCCTTCTTCCTTTTTACCAGTCAATTTGTAGGCCGTACAAAGGTTACGGGAGTCCTCTTGTCTAGTTACATACTTCAAATTCTCTTCAACGACCAACGGGAAGTCGACTTTGGACTCCGTGTAGGGCTGCAAGAATACGACTGTTCGAACTATTCGAACTTCTTGCTCTAATAGTTCTTCATAACCGAACGTGATCTCTAAATTGTATTGCTTTGCTAAATAGCGTAGGTGCCATAGCATGGAGTTTTCTTTAGCCGTAATGCTTCTAACTTTTTTATTCGCTCCGTCAGGTGGACATACTACTTGAACCCATTTACCTGCGTCCTTGATAATGTCCTGCGCTACGGCGCCGACGGTAGTTGCTACATGCTTCAAAGGTCTTGGAAGTCCTTCAGCGAGTTCGTACCATAAGGCGTAGCAAGTAAACTTGGTAAGACCTTTAGTATCTTCGACGTCTTGTGCGTATTTAATACGGAACCATCTACCGCCGAAACTAATAATATTTTCAACTTTTAGATGTTGGTAAATCGAAGAAGTTTCAATGCTTTCAAAAGTGAATACTTCCTTACCTCGCGCACGGGTTACGATTTCATCTTCATACATCTTACTGAAGATTTCCACGCTGGCGCCAAGTAGATTATAGTTTTGGTCATAGACATAAACAATATCGTCCGGGATAGGACTCATTATTAGGCCGTTATCTAACATGAAGTCTCCTTTCTAATAGTAAGATGGACTTAAAAACATCTCTACCGTTACGGGCAAAGTCGTCGTCCATGCTGCCGTATCGTTTGCGCGATATTGGATCTTAATTGTAGCTTCTCCATTAGGTACTTTGAAAAATGCTCCTCGTTTAATGTACCTAAAGATATTTGTAGCTTGTTGACTTGCGCTGATTTTAATTAGTTCAAAAGTACCAAGGTTCAACATGACGATTGAACCAGCTTCCATAAGTACCGAGTTAGTACCGAACTCCACAAATTGTCCTGAACTTTTTTCCTCGATACGGAAGTAGCCGTTCAGTTGGCTAGCCGTCCTTAACTCTAATCGAACTTGACGAGTAGGACGTCCAGGGTTAGGAAGTTTATCCCCTCCATCAGCGGCCTTAAAGGTATAAGGTTTTCGAATGACTGCGTTCGTGTACTCATAGCCATCTTTGAACTGAATACCAATTTTAACAATCAAAGTCGCCTCACCTAAAACAGGAACTTCCGTCAGTGACCCATGTTCACTTTCACCAAGGAACTTACCAAAGCGGTAAAAGTCTGGATCTTCTTTAGTTGACAATCGCCAAAATGATTTCGATCGAATGAACTGTTTAAACTCGCGATATTTTGCGTTTACTTGTTTTTCCGATAAGCCTTTGAACAATACAGTGACGCTCCCTGTTAGGCCGGAT